GATCGTACAGGAGCAACGCGGAATGATCGAGGATCTACGGGCGCAATTGAAACAGTAATTCCTTTTTTTCTCCCTCCCTTTGGGCGCGGGTCTGTCATTTTTCCCGCGCCCTTTTTTATCTACTGTCTACAAAAGTTGACACTTACCTCAAAAAGCGACATATTCAATCATATAAGGGGTGTGTATGTCTCTGGTGATAGTTTTATCGGCGGTTGTGGGTGCGGGTCTATTTTTTGCTGGTGGATGCGCGGGCTATTGGCTGGAGCATCGCCAAGCAGTTCGGGCACCCGCGAAGAAGGCGCGGAAGTCCCGCCCCCCGAAATGTTATGTGATCGTACCGCCGGGAGAACCGGACGAGGGGCCTATGAAAAAAAAGCGGAAGAAACGACCAGTTTCGGGTGGCGCGGCGACCGTGCCTTTTGACGAACGCAAGATCAAGGGAACGGATGTTTTTGTATGAGTCGCCGTAAGGTTGATGCGACCGAAGAAATTGATCTTACTCAACTGGATGAAACCGAACGCGAACGGTGTCGTACCGATCTTTTATATCTGGCCCGGAAGTATCTCCATTATAATGATTTAAGTGACACCGTTCACGGAGACATCTGGGCTAAATTACAGGACTATGTGCAGCGGTGTCAGGCATGGAAGGGAGTTCGGACAATCGGGCAATTTGTGAAGCGAGTTGTCCGGGCAGTAAGCAAATATCCGGTCCCGATAGTTTTTCTGATCCCTCGGGGCCACTTGAAAACGTCTTTGCTGTCGATTGCTTGGGTGATTCAGCAGATTTTGATCAATCCCAACATAACGATCAGAATTGTGACCTTTGGATGGGGCCGATCGGTTGAAATATTGACCGAAATCAAGGATCACCTCAAGAATCCTGAACTGGTGAAGCTCTTTCCCGAGATCCTGTGGTTCGATCCCAAGGCGTATGCCCCGAAATGGGGCGAAGATGCGATTACCGTCAAGCGTACTGCCGTGGTTGCAGGGTTCACAATCAAGGTGGATTCGATCATGGGCGGTATTACCGGATCGCACTGTGACATCATGGTGTTTGACGATTTGCATGATGTTGAGAACACCGAAACAGCCGAGCAGATTCGCAAGGTAATCAAGCGGTTTCGTAATTGCCGTTCTGTGCTGAAACCCGGGGGATTGCGGATCATTATCGGGACAATTTGGAAGCGCGATGATTTCTATGCGTGGTGCAAGGACAAGGGGTTTGAGACCTATCGGCGTTGTGCCACGTACACCTCGAAAGGTGAAGAGTGTGATTGTGACCATCCTGACGCGATCCCGTATCTCCCGGAACTGTTCACGATCGAGGAACTGCAACAGATCAAAAAAGAGCAGGGGCGGGCGTTCTACTCCTGCCAGTACAATCTGCAGGCTCTTGCCGAAGAAGATGTCAAGTTCACGGAGGAAATGATCAAGTATTATGATACAGATCCTTTGTACAGCAAAATCTGGATCTTGGTGGACCCCGCGTTGTCTCGAACGCGGAAAGCTGATGATTCTGCGATCGTGATTGTGGGTAAACCCCGGAATGTGGGTGAGCGGTTGAAGGTGATCAAGTCCCGGGGTTTGCGGGTGCGCTCCCGGCAGCTCATCGATGCGATGCTGGACGAATATAGCTTTTTCGCCCGGATCTGCCCGAATGTGATGCTTGGGGTAGAGCAGGCGCAACTGCAATACATTTTGATTGAATGGTTACGTGAGGCGATGAAAGAGCGCAGCCTGTTCTTTGAGCCGCAAGAATTGAAGCACGGAAACCGGCCCCTAATCGAGCGCGTGAACAAATTGGTGCCGCTGTTTGAGAATGGGGGCATCGAACTACATAGTAGTCGGTGTAGCAAGCTGGTGGAGCAGCTTTTGGATTTTGGCGCGATTACGCACGACGACCATGTATCCGCCCTGGCCTATTTGATTGATGTGATGGATCAGGACGTAGATGTGCAAGTGATAGACCCGCAACGTGCGGGCTTTAACACAGTTGATGAAGATCCGAACTCCCTGGAAGCCCTGATCGCGGAAATGTCCGAGGAAGGCGGGCGGGATTGGCGGGATCTGTAGGAGGTTAGAATGTCAGGTAAGTACGTGCCGCAGTATTGGGAAAAATACGGGGTCGAACCCGCAGTGCCCGTTCCCGGGGGCGATATCACGCCAGCATACCCCGAACTCAAGCGCCAGCTTTATGCCGAGCAGAAGCGGCTCAAGGGTATGGAATACGGTGACACTGATCGTGCCGTGATCATGCAGCAGCTCGAAGATGTCCAAAATGAACTGGACAGTCTCTTGAATGCTTACGTGGGCGGTATGGCCGAGGAATATGGTTCACTACCCGTAGTGAAGCCGAAGCCCAAGTTTGTCGGAGTTGTAAACGAAAAGCTCTTGGAGAACCTGGGGAAGAAGTAATGCACTACGACTACAAATGTGAATGCGGGCAGATTTTTGATGATTTTCGGCCCGTAGCGGAGCGCCATACCTCTGTGTGTCCCAGGTGTGGCAAGACGGCTCAGTTGTTGTTTCGCCCGCTGTCGATGTCTGCCGCAGGCATTCAATTTGTGCCCTATGTGGATACGAATCTTTCGCCGGATGGTAATCCCGTTCTGGTGGAAAGTCGTGCCATGAAGCGGCGCTTGCTAAAACAGCAGGGGCTTGACTGGTTCCCGGGGGTTCGCTGGATATGAAAATCAAAGATCGAATTGGACAACGGCACGGCAGGCTCTTGGTTTTAAAACGTGCCGGAAGTGATCAATACAGGAATGCTGTTTGGCTCTGTCGCTGTGATTGTGGAAATACGACGATGGTGAGTGCTGTGCATTTGAACGGGCGCGGTATACAAAGTTGTGGCTGTCTCAAGCATCAATCACCACCCAACCGTACACACAGCATGACGCGAAGTCCGACGTGGATATCGTGGCAGGCGATGAGACAGCGTTGTACGAATCAGGGCCGGGATAATTATAAATACTACGGCGGTCGGGGTGTCCGTGTCTGTCCGCGCTGGCTGCATAGTTTTGAGAACTTCTATGCGGATATGGGTGACAGGCCGGAAGGCAAGTCCTTGGACCGGATAGATAATGACGGGGATTATACCCCCGAGAATTGCCGATGGGCAACTCGTAAAGAGCAAGCGAATAATAGACGCGAGAGGGTGGCATGAAAAAGCTATATAGAAAAAAGAAAACGAACGTGGAGGCGTGGAAGTTCGGCGGGCAAAAGGACGCGGAACTGCTTGACCACCTCAAGAAGTTATATCGGGAGAGCCTGGATGCCACCAAATCTCGGCGGGAAAAATGGCGGGACCAATACAAGTATTGGGTCAACGCCAAGTTATCTTCGCGCAGACCGACCTATAAGAGCAATATCCGGGTCAATTATGCCTGGGTGACTACCGAGGTGAAGTTGCCGCACATGACGCAGAATATGCCTCGGGTCAATTTTATTGCGTTCAACACCGACATCGAAGATCAGGCCGATCACATGAGCAAGCTGATCGGAAATGCCCTCTGGCATAAATTGGCGATCAACTACACATCCGAAGATGTGTGTTGGGATGCGATGGTGTACGATGCTGGTTTTTACAAAATCGGATGGGACTCACGGGAAGATGAGGGGCGTGGCGAGGTGTTTGTTTCCTCGATCGAACCGTTCAAGATCCTGCCCGATCCGTATACCAAGAAACTGCAGAAGGGTCGGTATGTGATCCACATCGAGCCGTATGCGGTGGACGAGTTAAAGGGGCAGTACCCTGAACACGCAGATCGTATCGGGCCAGATAAAGAGATCAGTCAGATTCTTTTTGAGGAAAGGAAGTTTGCGGATCGCAAGCCCACCGCACTGAGCGGAGCGGTGACTGATGATACCAAGTTCGAGGTAGAACGGGCATTCTCAAAGGAATACTGGCTTGCGCCACGTCTTTGTGATCAATCGATCATGGGGGAAGAGGCGCAGGACATCCAAGAGGTTGATCCGAAGTCCGGGCAAGCCGTGACGGTCAGGAAAATGATCAAGACCCAAACCCCCAAGTATCAGCATGGGCGTGTGATCACTACTCTGAACGATCAGATAATTGTCAAAGACAAGCCCCATCCCTATGCCCACGGTAAGTTCCCCTTTGTGAAACAGATCATGCACAAGGTTGGAAACGAGTTCTGGGGCTGTCTCTTATACACATCTCCGAGCCCACGAGACTAGGCATGATCTCGTATGCCGTCTTCTGCTT